GCTAATCCCCGGTAGCACGTCCTGGGTGAACCGCTCCTGCATGGGCCGCGTGGCGGCTTCCATCGCGCTCGTCAGATACGGGTTGCTCTCCGGTGAGAGGTAATCTCCCCGCACGGTTGAAAGGATTTTTTCCTGGGCCGCGCCGGTCAGGGGCGATCCCGCCCGCGCCCGGGTTTCCATGCCCGTCAACGCCTCTTCCGTGGCCGGTGAATAGTCCACGACAGTCGAATATGGATAGAATTCCGGTGGTTGGTCGAGGAGGGTCTCCGCCCTTCCGAACCCTGTCTCTAGATATGGTGCCTGCGACGACCAGGGGTCGCGGTTGACCACCGTCGTGCTTTGGCCTGTCGGCCTAGAACTACTCATAGATTCTTCTCCAGTTGGACGTGTGTTTTCTTGTAATCCTTCAGAACCCTTTCCCAGCCCGGTCTCGCCCAGGCTTCGATAACGCTGCACCCTTCCGCCTTCGCCCAGTTCTCGATGGACGAAAGATGACGCAGCCATTCCTTGAGGTTCTTCCCGACGCAGATGAAAACGGAAGCTATCCGCTCTTTTTCAGTATCGAGTATTTCAGTGACGGCGATCCCCTCCGCCGCTGGCCCCCAGGCGATCCAGAGTTGATAGCGGCCCGTCCCGATGCCGTCGTGTACGTCCTTGACGCCAACCCGGCTGGTGCCGTGGTCGAGGGCGTCGGTGACGAGTTTCTCGACGTGCGGCCACGCCTCCGATAATTCGTTTCGCTGGACGGCCCAGAGGCGGCTAGGCAAGAAGCCCCGCCGTGGCTGAATGACAAGCCATTACTCCCAACCAAAACTATCGTAATCATCGGACAGTTCACCGACATCACTAATGCCGCCGCCCCATTCGCTGCCCTCAACGACGGACTGGGCTTGAGCAAGCGCGTCCTGAATAGCCGCCTCGGACGATCCCATGCCCGGCCCAAAGGTCTCCGGGAAGCCACCTATCTCGGTCATGAAAGTATTTAACTGGTCATCAACGCTATCCCCAAATAGCCCGAATGTGAGATTGTTGAGGAGTGCATTCCAGAAGCCTATCTCGTCGTCGGCCTGGACGCCAGTATCAGAGGCGATGGCAGCTTCCGAGGCGGCCTCCTCTGTCGCGCTCTCCTCAAAGCCTGTGCCAATAGCGCTTCCTAGAATTCCTCCGAAAGGCCCTAGAAATAAACTGCCGATGGTGCCTGCGGCGAGGGCAGGTGCTATACCTAGTCCCCCCATCTGGAAGCCTCCAAACGGAGTTGAGCGTGTGCTAAGTCCTCGAAAGCCGGTGCCTAGGTTAAAGAGGCCTCCTCCTTCGGTGCCTAAGCCAAGTGGGCCTCTTCTCCTTTCCCAGTCACCACCACCGCCTGTGTCAGGAAAGTTAAGGTTAGGCCTAGCCGTTCCGGCGCCAACGGTTTGCAGGTTGACCGCGCCGCTTTCAACGAGATCCTGCATGAAAGGGTTCAAGCCCTTGTTGAACGCTATCTCCGCCGCAGTGGCCGGACCCGGGACGCCGAGAGGCTTACCCGTGGGTATTGGAATGCCAGTCTGGGAGCCAGGTGTCGGTAGATCTAACCCATGCTCAATGTTGAAGGCCAACTCGGCGGCCGTTGGGCCTCCAGGCACTCCCTGTGGCTTTACACCTGCCGTGCTAGAATGTGGCATTATGTACCTCCTACCCCTGCCAGTCCAGCAGTTGGATTACCTACGGCTGCGATCTCAGCGGTCGTCGGATCACCGCCGCCACTTTGCGTACCACTTTGAGCCGCTTGTTGCCCTCCACCCTGTGGTCCAGAGACAAGTGGCAAGAGCTGTTGGAGTTCTGTTAAATCCTGGGAAAGACGCTGAAGCTCCATATCGTCCTTCTCTATCCGCTCTGGGTTAATTCCTAGCATCTTCATCATATGGTTGAGAACCTTATCCGGGCTATACTTCTTGAAGAAAGCCTGGAACAGAAGCGGGTTGGTTGTCACAGCCTGGAGAAGAGCCATGAACTTCTGGAAGTCCCTAGTCCGTGCTAGCATGGCGCTCAAACCATGTACTTTGAATGAACAGGGGTTGTTGGCGAAGATCGAGTAGCGCTCTGCTGGACTCATGGTTCCCAATGTAAAGGCAACTCGCGGACCAACAGCTGTGAGGATATGACTAGCCGAGAAGTCGTCAAGGTTCTGTAGCATCGTAAGCCAGATGCGCTCTAAGACCATCTCTATCATCTGCTCGACATCTGCAATAATACCGTCCAGGGTTACGGCTTGGCTCTGACTTAGCTCAACGATCTCAGTGGCGCGAACCTGCTTGGACGGAAGGGACCCAAGCTTGAGTTCGGAGCTGAGAGCGGCGGCCGCAAACTCCCTGGACAGCATCTCTAGGACAGCCATAGAATCCCTTGGCACCTCACCCTCAGCTACCTTCTCAAGAACCTTATGGCCGTATGGTACGGTGCTTTTAATGGCAAGCGTCTCGCCCTGTGGGAACCCGCCTTGGGCTTGGGCTGGATCTTCCAGGTCATCAATCCTAACCTGTTTGATGCCCCAGACCGCGCTAATCCCCCCATCAATGATTAGGTTGAAGATCTCGTTCTCTGCAAAGTTCAGTTTTACGGCATCATCAAAAAGGGCTTTGTGCCATTCGCTAAATGGGACCCTAATAAGGGGAATTGCTACAAATGGGCTCTTTTTATGCCAAAACGGGTTCTTTGTCGGCTTCCGGATTACATAGCGATCATTAGCCATCGCGCAGAACACGTTTCTATGGACCAACTTCCCATCGTTGTCGATAATACTGCACCAGAACTCTGTAATCACCACCTTTTTGCGGAAACCCGGCTTCTGGGCGTCGTCATGGCCAGTCTGGTCGCGCTGACGAGTATCTTCCTCCTTCATTTTGAAGTCATTTTCGAGCCTGGCTACTGCGGCACTATCATAGACGCCCTGTTCTGCCAGTTCTATGACTTTATGAAGGTCTTTTTCAACCGTGTGATATTCGTAGAGGTTGGCACCAGTAGGATCGACGCCATAGTTCATTGGATTGACCAAATCCACCCGGAGTTTCCAGCTTTCTAGCTCATCCTGCTCCAACTTGATGCCCTGATCGCCCGCCTCGAAGCGGAAACGCGGCTCGGCGTGCATATTTCCGTGGATTTTGAAGATACAGAGCGATTCGAGTGCCCCAGTTTTCACGCCATCCGACAACTGGAGTTGGAAAGAACTGAACTTGTTGTCGCCAACCAGTAGGTTGTCAAGAGAACAGTTCATCAGCTCCCGAATAGCGCTTCCGCTGATAGGACTCTCGGAGCCTAACGGCAGCTCTATGTCATAATAGGCCCCAAATTGGGTCAACGCCCTCTTGACAAAGCCGCCAAACTGCTCAACAGCCACACTAGTTTTCGGGAGGAACTCCTGGCTCTGGCCCTCGCTCTTGTGAGACCAGTCCTGAACGCTTAGGTAGGCGTTCATATTATCCCTGTTTTTCTTCATCCGAGTTTTTTTAGCGTCGTCCCCCTCGCGCTTATAAGCCCTTAGCGCGGTAAGGAGGGTTATATCTCCTATATCAATATCGTCTCCGGCTTTACTTGATACGGGAGTTGTTGTGGTTGTTTCTGCCATATCTGGCTCCAGGAATTGTTCGCTGATCTTGCTCTTGCTTGCGTATACACTCTACGCAGATACGAATCCGTCGGTTCTCGGGAAGATCTTTTCCGCAAAGACGACAGATTAAAGGCTCATCATCTTCGTAAGGATACACTGTTTAGGCCCGTATTTTCAATGTCGGGGGTTGACTAGCAGAATAGCCAGGACGCTTGATTTGCACGCGCCGGGGGCCACGGTCCTCTGGAGAGTAAGCGGCGACAGGTGCTTCAAATGTGACCCAATAGCCTAGGGCGTCTGACATATGGGTGCGGCGATAATAGGGATCCTTTTTGTTTGTCGTCTTCTTAATACCCTGCTTCCCGTCGCTTACTACCTGCTCAAGATCGTCGATCAACTCAGTGCAGGATGGGTCCACCTCTAGGTTGATAACCCCATCTACGCCCTTACAGGCAACGTTCATGCTGTTAATCCGATCTGTGACAGGAGGGTTCTTTTCTGGAACCCTCATCCTGATCGGCGCCGGATAATCCTTCATTTCGTTCAAGATCATGGTGTAGCTAGAAAGCTTAGTCTGCGCCGTTCGGTTGTTCCCTGTCTGGTCCCCATAGAGCCATATCTCCGCTCTGTGTGTGGGGTGGGCTCTCTTGAAGTAATCACACATCTCGCTGATGTTCCCCTCCTCAAGAAGCAGTTCCTTGTAGACACGGAAAAGCCCCTTCTCGCGACAACCAATCAGAGAGACCATTGGCTCTACGTTGAAATCCCATATCCAGCAGAGTGGCCTACGCAGGTTTATCTCCGGCTGAGGATTGACATTTAGTTGGGGAGTGAACGAGGAATAGCACCTGGCTCCTCCAATCCCGCCGATGAGGGCACCCTCTAGACGGATCTGCCTTTGAGCGGAGCCTTCAGGGAATTTAGCTTCTAGGAACTCTATCTCTTGTTCCGGGATATGGGGGTTGTCGTAAATGCTAGCGTTGTAAATCTCGGCGTTTTCGAGGACACCCATCTTCCAAGGCTTAACAATCTTATTATATATCCACGTCACGCCGCCAACCACCCCTTCCGGTGGGAGCAATGTGCAAGTTGTGAAGATATGCAAAGGGTTGGCGCCGACACGGATTAGGGCCTCCTCATAGATCCCTTCCGGATGCTCCTCGTCGAAGTGTATCCAATCTTTTTCCGCCCCCTGGTATTTGGTGCGCCCCGAATCCGCCGATTTGAAACCAACAATGGAGCCATTTTTAAGTTTGAGGATCTGATCCGAGATCCGCCAATCATCTACCTCCCGCGCCGGAATAAATGGCTCGTGCGTTGCCCCTGGCGGCATGAACCCATTATCAAAGTACTTTGGCTGAATCGTGTCCCTTCCAGTCGGGAAATCGATTGCGCTGACCCATCCAGAGGTGGCTCTGATGCGGCTAGAAACATCTGACCCCTCCCTGCCTGGTTTGTAATCATAGCCGAAACGGGCCAAGTAGGAACCCGCCGCCGCGCCCGCGTCGCTTTTGCCACTTCTATTCGCCCCTATATAATAGAACTCCTTATACCTCCTGGAAAGTATATCCTCTACAAACTCCCTCTGAGGATGAAACAGCTCAAAGGTTGTAAGCGGGTCCCCCTCCTGCCGCTTTATCAGCTCCGCCCGGAGGATGGCCGCTTCCTCTAGAACTTTCCTTTTAGCGTATGAAACCCTTCCAACCATTCTGCACCCTAACACAGCTCCAAAACAAATGCAACTAAAAATGCCCAATGATTGGGCACGTTTAGTGGAAAGGGGGGCGGAAAGAGGGAAAACTCATAAATTGCTCAAATTCGGGAGGGAGGTCTAGACACAGACACCGACACAGATACATACCCACCCCCTTGCCGCCGCGCCGCGATCCACTTCTGGTTGTATATGAGCTTCAAAGCAACCTTCGGTTGTGTACACGCTACGGTGGTACGGGTGCGCCCGCTGCAACCTACGCTCAGGTTGTGCTGAGCGCCACCCTGCAACCTATACGATCAACACTGAATAGTTGCATTCCAATGCGGGACACAACCGTCAGCCTATGTTGCCAAAAG